GTGCGGCGTGTCTTAGGCGATCTGGTCGTCCAGGCTGGCCTTCGTCACCCAGTTCAGCCAGTTGTTGGTGCCGATGGTGGCGGCGACGCCGGCCGTGGTTTGGGACGCGACGGCCACGCCCCGGATTAGACGGACTTGCGATACTCCCATTATGTCGACTCCTTCGGGGCCGGATCAGCCGCCGGCGGCACAGGCCACGCGGGGCCGGGCGTGTAACACCCATTCGTCAGATAGGCGGCCCACTCAAAGGCCGCTCCCCACACCTGCACCTCGTGGGCGGTCAGGTCGCGGGCGGGCAATTCCCCGACGCCCTGCCCGGCATAGACCAGCGCGATCGCGGCGCCGTCGAACGGCGGAGCCTCGGGCGCGGCGGGCACTACTACTTCATCTGCCATGTTGCCGGGCCTCCTTAGCCCACCGGGAGCGCGTAGTAACTCGTGACCAGCACATGCACCGCGAGGACGATCCAGTCGGTGCCGCCGAGCGGGAGTTTCTGCCAGGTCGCGCCGGTAATGAGGGCGCCGTGGCAGGCCCCGTCCAGCGTGCCGTTGTGGGCATAGGCGAAGTTCAGGGGCAGCCAAAGCGCCGCCGCCCGTTGCATCGCGCCCACCACATCGGCGCCGGACCCGCCCACAATCAGGCGGTCGATGGGAATCTCTTGCCCCTGTTCGGCACCGGGGAAGCCCCCGCTCGTCTCGGTGAACACGGGCGCGGCGGTGATGTCGGCGTGGCCGGGTACGCCGACGATGAAGGGGGGCGTGTCGCTGATCTTGGCGGGCGGCCAGCCATACGCCGCCGTCAGGCCCGACCAGGGCGCGAGCGTCGCCAGTTCCACGCGCGCCATCGCGTCCATCAAGGGCGTGAGTTCGGCGTAGTAACCCGGCAGCCCTGCCGCGACGCCCGCCTGATAGGCCCGGTAATCGGCCTCAATCAGCGTGATCACGCGCTCGTCACCGCCTCAATGACCGCTTTGGTGAGCGCGGCCCGGAACAAGGGCGCGTACTTATCGAGCAGCGGTTGCATGGCGCGGCGGCCCTTCGTCCCCGGATGCTGGACGTGCCGCGCAAACACGTTCTGCCCGCCCGCCATCCAGTGCAGGACCGTGGCGCTGCGCGGGACGATCGGGTGCGGCTTCGTCGGGTACTCCACAACGGGGAACAGCGGATCGCGCTGGATCAGGCGCACATCGGCATACGGGCTCAGTTGGGTGCGGTAGCTGAAGCCCGCCGCAAAGCGCGTCCCGTTGTACGCCGCCGCCGCGTCCTGCTTCCAGTCCTGGGCCAATCCTTGCAGCGCCGTGCGCAGCGCGGTCTGATAGTCCGCTTCCCAGCGCCGCACATCGGCAAACCAGGCCGGGCCGGTCAGGCTCCAGCGCAGTGAGCCGCCCGCGCCCGCCGTTGCGCCACTAAAGAGGGTCGCCATTTACGCGATCCCCGGCACGAGGCGGTAGTCGCGCACCAGTACCCGGAGGTCGTCGTCGAGCGTCGGGGCCAGAGTGATACTCGGGGCCACGCCCGGCACGCCGCCCGCGGTTTCGTACTTCAGGAGCGCCCGCGCCCAACGACGGCAGACCCATTCCAGCGTGGCCTGGCCGATTTCGGCGGGCACGCTGACGTCATAGCCCCAGGTACCCGTCACGCTGATCGCGCTCAAGGGGGCGCCCAGCGGATAGCCGCCTTTGGGCCACCAGGGGAAGGGGTACAACCCCGCCTTGCGGCGGATGGCGTTGTAGTAGGGCGTGAGCGCGTCGCGGTTGATCGGCAAGAGTTCGTATTGGTCGCCCACCGTCAGCGCGAACCCGGCCACCGTCAGGGCGCTGACGCTCTGGAGGTCCGGCACCGCGATCAGCGGGTCGTGCGGCGCGTCAAAGTGCTTGGTGTCGACGTAGGCCACGAAGATGCGGCGGCAGTAGCGCGTCAACGCCCGGCTGCCCACCGTGATCAGCGACGTAATCAGCGCGGTCGCCTCCGGGTGCCCGGTCGTGGGGTCGTCGGTCGGCCAGAGCGCGCTCTTGACGGCGGCCACGGTGGTGTAGGCGGGATCGCTCATCGGCGGCCCACCCAGCGCCCACGCGGCCAGGGATTGGCGGGCGGGTAGATCGGAGCAGGCGCCAGAGGTCGGTCAAGCAGCGGCGGGGCCTCCGGGGAGGGGGCCAAAGGCGCGGCGACCACAGGAACGACCTCCGGCGGAAGCATCAGCTGAGAATCCCGGCGGTATGCAGTTCGGTCAGCAGCGTGTTCAGTTTCGCTTTGTTCGCGTTGGCGAGCGTGGCGATCGTCTGCACGTCGGCCTGCACGTAGCTGCCGGTTTGGGTCGCGGCGTCCGCGGTGGCGATCTGCCCGATGGCCGTCTGCGGCACCGTCACGGCCGCGCTTGTGACCACGCTCCAGACGGGGGCCAACGCCGTGCCGGTGTTCTGGTTCAACGTCTTGTTGGTGGTGTCGATGAGCAGCGCGCCCGGCAAGGCGCCCCGCGCCGTCGCGGTCACGCCCGGCGTGGTATTGGCGATGCTGGCCGCGGGAGACGAGCCACCCGTCAGGCCCGAGCCGTCGACCGTGATCACCGGGATCAGCTTGTGCCCGAGGTTGCCGCCCGCCGTCAGGACCGCCGGGGTGCCCGGCAAGTCCCCACCGCTGCCCGCGAAGCCCGAGGCGCCCACGACGCCCAGCGCCACCAGCGCGGTCGCTACCGCGGCCGCCGTCGCGTTGTAGGCGATGGCCGCCGTGGTTTCCCCGGCGAAGCTGAGGGTGAAGGTGCCGCCGGTCGGCGTGCCGGTGATTGAGAGCGTCTGCACGGCGTTCGTGCCGGCCGAGGGCGCCCCCGCGTTGAAGTACGGGCCATACGTGCCCGGACTGGTATTCCCGCCCGTATTGAGGGCCATCGGTTACTCCTTACCAGGGGCAGCGGGGGCGGGGCCGGTCAGACCGCCACCCCCGTTGCCATGACATTCATTGTAGCAGGATTGCTACCTAAAGTCCCGTGACCTGGCAAAATGCGCCAGCTCGATAGATTTCCAGGCTCAGGCGCTCGTCCATGCGGATGGCCTGAATGCCCTTGGTGAAGTAGTCGCTGTGGCTGTTCGACACGGCCACGGTCAGGCCCTTGCGGCGCGAGACGTGGGCGAACATGCGGAAGTCCCCGACCAGGGCGGTGCCGGCCGTGATCGCGTTGGTGATGGCGGCGGGCAGGCCCCAGAAGCGTTCGGGCCCGGCCTGATCCGGGTCGCCCCAGATGTAGGAGCCGATCGTGGTCTTGAGCAGCCGGACATTCTGCCAGTCGGTCGGGTTCATGACGAGCCCGCTGGGCTCCGCGCTGCCCCAGGCCGACGCGCCCGAGGTCCGCACCAGGGTCATGGCCTTGAAGATGGCATCCGGCGTGGTATCGCCGCCGAGGGCCTGGGTGCCGATGCCGGACTTGGTGAGGATGCCCTGCAGGTTCGGGCTGGAGCCGTTGCCGGTCAGCAACTGGGTTTCCTCTTGCAGGCCGATCATCAGCGTGAGCCGGTTGTCGATGATGCTCTGGATCTGCGGCACGTCTTCCAGCTGTTCGTTCGTGACGGGCAGGAAGACGGAGAGGATTTCGACGTTCTGCGACCGCTGGGTGAAGGCCAGCGCGGCCTCGCCGGCGGCGTTGCCTTCCAGGCGCATCGCGGCGGCGTTCGTGAAGGTCGTCTCCTCCATATACTTGACCACCTGCACCTCGGTCGGGTCGCTCGGGATCAGGTCGCTGACCACCAGGCGCCGCTGCGGGGTGTAGATGACCACCGGACCGCGGTTGTTCGGGGGCGCAAAGCCGGGCGTGGTTTCCTGCATCACCGTCTTGACGTCGATGCCGGGGATCTGCACGGCCAGGTCATGGTCCACGCCGGGGCGGAACGCCTTGAAGCCCGCCGAGGCGGTGAACAACTCGCCGGGGCGCTGCGGGGCCTGCGCGGCGGGGCCGGTGGGCGCGAACGGGGCGGGGGCGACGGGCGTGTTATACGCCGCGTGCTGGGCGGCCACGGCGGCGGCCTGCTGGGCGACGGACTTCAGGCTATCGGCGCGCTTGCCGAGCGCGTCCATCTCGCTATTGAGCCGGGCCAGATCGCCCAGCGCGGTATCGATGTCGGTGACGCTCGCGCCGTCGCGCTGCGTGATGGCAAAGGCGGACTGCCAATCCTTGCGCCGCGCGTCGAGCGTGGCTTCCAGTTCTTGTAGCGCGTTCATGTTAACAGGGGACTCCTAAGCCGCGCGCCTGGAGGGCCAGGAAGCGCAGGTATTCACTTTGCAGGGGGGTGGGGCCGGTCGGGGCGGGCGGCGGCGCGGGGTCGGCACTCAGCGTGGCGACAGTCGCGGCCAGCGCGGCCAGCGCATCCCGGTGGGAGTGGATCAGCGGGGCCAGGTCCACGAGCGCGGCTTTGGCCGCGGCGCCCAGCGGGCGCCCCTCGGCGCTGCGCAAGGCCGCTAACGCTTCAGCGCGGGCCACAAACGCGACCACGGCGTCCCGCACCGTCATCGCTTCGGCCGCGAAGGGCAACCCACCAGGCGGGGCCGCCTTCACGCCGGTCGCCAGCGCCGCCGGGTTGGCGGGGACTGTCACCAGGGACCACTCAAACAGGGGCAAATCGAGCAGCTTGCGGCCTTCGGGCGTGTACTCGTCTTTGGCGACTTGGTAGCCAATCGAGAGGGACACGCTTTTCCCGCGCGCCAGCCGTTCAGCGGCGACGGTACGGGC